TGCCCGACACGCCCGCCACGGTCGACCAGACCGTGTGCGCCACGTGGGCGGGCAGCACGGCAGCGTTCCATCAACCCGGGCTTGTCCTGCGGTTCGATGGGGTGCACGCCGTCACCGTCACCCGCAACGTGTGGGGCGGCGACTTCACCGTCGTCAACGTGCACTCGTGGGACCTGTCGCTACCCCTCGACAATGGGCGGTTCATCCTCATGACACAGTTCGCCCTGCCCGCCCTCGGCACACCCGGCAATCCCGCCCCCCTCCCGTGGCAGGCGTGTGCCACGGCGACCGGCGGCAACGTGTCGTTCAAAGTGTGGCCGTCCACCCGCAGCGAACCGGCCGACGGGGACCCGTGCTGCACGGGCAGCCTGCCCGTCACGGTCTGGCCGGGCCGGCCCGGCGTGTACGCCGGGCACGTGCAGCCCGGCCACACGATCGCCGTCACCGACATCGGATGGAGTGCACCGTGACCCTGGTAGACCACGGCCTGCCCGACATGGGCTACGACGAGGCGTTCGACCGCCGGGTCGAAGTAACCGCCAAGGCGTCCGAGCTCGGGCTGATCGAGCAGGCCAACCGTCAGGTGTTCCACGGTCGAGGGTTCGCCCTCACCCGGGACCCCGAGACGGGCAACCTGTGGCTCACCCCCAGCGATGACCCCGAAGGATGGGCCTACCCGCCCGACCAGAAGCCACGCCGCTTCGTTCTCGTTCGGGACGAAGATGAGACGGGCGTATCCGGCACAGGCATCGTCGCCGAAGGTATCCGGTTCAGCTCCGGTGCTGTGGCCCTCCAATGGACCACCGACTGGCCGACCTCCGTTGTGTTCCACGAACGAGGCATCGAGTCCGTTGAGCACGTCCACGGCCACAACGGCAAGACCCGCATTGAATGGATGGATCGGTGGGACCAATGACCAAGGCCGACGACGAGAAGGTCCAGTTCAAACACGGCGGCGAGAATTACATCGCCCGCCTCGACCGTGACGCCGGCACGTGGCGCATCGTGCGCCGCCTCGGGCTCGACGACGACGGCGAACCCCTTGAGGCGCACGTCGTCGACGTCGTCGGCGGCACACTCGACCAGGCGCAGACCGACCTCGCCACGAAAGCCGAGCAGCAACGAGGCTACGCCAAGCCGCACCTCGAACTCGCCGACGAGGCTGACCTGAACGCCGCCATCGTCAAGCACCTCGCCGACCGCCTCGGACCCGACGCCGGCAAGGTGAAAGGCCGCAAGGTTCGTGGTTGACGCATGGGTTCCGATAGCGGTCGCCGTCATTGTGTCCGTTGTCGCCCCCTGCGTCCTCTCCGTCCTCACCGGGCACCAGGCTCGTCGGCAGCAGGCTGAGGATTGGGCACGGCAGGACGAGGTCGCTGACCGCCTCACCGCAGCGCAACACGCCGCAGCTGACAAGGCAGCCGAAGCGGCTGAACTGCTGCTCGAATCCAACGAACGGGTCGCCGAGGCGGCCACCACGCAGACGCTGCTCGCCGAAGGCGTTGACCGCAAGCTCGACGCCATCCACGGGCTCGTCAACTCGACGTTGACTGCTGCCAAGGAATCCGAGATGGCTGCAAAGGAATCTGAGCTTGCTGCCCTTGTTCGGCTCGTTGACTTCGTCGCTGGGGGGTCTGACGCTGGGGCGATCGACCGGCTCGACACACAGATAGCGGGACTGCACACCGAGCTCGCCGAGCTGCGCACCGAGCTTGATGATCGGGCTAAGGCGACCGTGGTTGCCGACGATGACCTCAACGGCTGACCCGTGCCCCGCCGACCCTGCCTCACCTGTGGGGTACCCACCGACCAGTCCCGATGCCCCGCCCACCGCAAGCCGAGCAGCCACGCTCGAGGCTACGGCGCCGACCACCGTGCACTCGCTGCTGACGCCATCGCAGCGGAACCGTGGTGCCACGCACCCGACTGCCCGCACCCCGACGCCGGCACGGACACGAACCCGCTGACCGGTGGTCACCCCCACCCGCTCAGCCACTACGGCGGGGACCGGGCGGCGTGGTCGGCGCAGCCCCGACTGCCCGTCTGCCACCGCTGCAACTCCGGCAAACGGGAACACGTGACGTGACCCCGACGACGAGGCGACGCCTCGCACTGTGGCACCTCGTCGCCTCCGTCGTGATCGGCTGGCCGCTGTCGTGGTGGCTGCCCACCGTGCCGGAGCCGTGGTTCGGTCGGGTCCTGCTAGCTATCAGCTTCTACGCCATCACGATCACCGCTGCCGATGTTCTCGCAACAACTGACGTGAGAGAACACGCCGACTGAACCGAAAAAAGTTCAGAGACCTTGAAGGCTGCAAGACCCAGTCCACCCTCTTTTTCACAGTGCCGAAATTCGCTGAAGGGCGGTGAGTTATGGCCCGTACCGGTCGCCCGACTGTTCCGAAAGAAGTGAAGGACCGCCGGGGCACGACGAGGCCGGGCCGCCTCCCGAACGCCGGCGTGCTCGCAGCGGTGCCCGCTGTCGCCCCCGAACCGGTCGAACTGGACCCGGTTGACACGCTCGACGGCGTCCTCGAAGCGGGCCGGGTGTGGCTGGCAGCGTCGGACACGACGGCGCTCGCCCTGCTGCGCGAGTCGCTCGAGGAACGGGCGGCGCTGCGGGAGCTCGTGCTCGCAACCGGTTCGGTCGAGTTGCGCAAGGCGCTGCGCGACCTCGACAAGCAAATCATCGGGCAACTGTCGACCCTCGGGTTCGACCCGGCCGCCCGGTCCCGCCTCGGCGTAGCGGAGGTGAAAGCCGCGTCGACGCTCGAGAAGCTGCAGGCGCGGCAGGCGCAGCGTGGCAAGAGCTGACCGGCAAGGCTGGCCGCCCCGGCACTGCACCCTGAACGCCACGACCCGGACGAGGTCCCGGGGACCGGAGGCCGTCGAGTTCATCGAGGCATACGCCCGGGTTGTGAAAGAGTCGGTTGCCGGGCACGCCGGCGACCTCATCCAACTGCGGCCGTGGCAGCAACTGCTGCTCGCCGGCCTGCTCGCCGAGGACGGCGACGGGCACTTGAAGCACCGGGCGGCCCTCGTGGGCATGGCCCGCAAGAACGGCAAGTCGGCGCTCGGCGCCGGGCTCGCCCTGTGGGGCCTGTTCCTCGGGCCCGCCGGCGGTGAGGTGTACTCGTGTGCCGGCACCCGTGACCAGGCTCGCATCGTATTCGGGTCGGCCCGGCGCATGGTCGAGCTCGACCCGGAACTGTCGAGGACCGCCAAGCTCTACCGGGACGCCATCGAGGTGCCCGCCACGGGCGCCGTCTACCGGGTCCTGTCCCGGGAGGCGGGGGCGTCGGAGGGGCTGTCGCCGACGCTGGTCGTGTTCGACGAGGTGCACGTTCAACCCGATTCGGAACTGTGGGATGTCATGCAACTCGGTGCCGGCGCCCGGCAGGAACCGCTGCTCGTCGGGATCACGACGGCTGGCGCCCGGGTCGACCGGTTCGGCCGGGACTCGCACTGCTACAAGCTCTACCAGCACGGCCGGCGGGTAGCCTCCGGCGAGGTCGACGACCCGTCCTTCTTCTTCGCCTGGTGGGAACCGAAGGCGGGCGCCGCCGCCGACCACCGGGACCCGAAAGTGTGGCGGGAAGCGAACCCCGGGTACGGCGACATTGTCGCTGCCGCCGATTTCACGTCGACGCTGCCCCGCACCTCCGAACCAGAGTTCCGAACGAAACGAACGAACGTGTGGGTCACCTCGGCGGTGACGGCCCTGCCGCATGGGGCGTGGGACGCCCTCGCCGAACCTGACCGCCGGGTCACGCCGGGCACGCCGGTTGTGCTCATGGGTGACGGGTCATGGTCCGGTGACTCGACCGGGGTTGTCGCCGTGTCTGTCGAGGCCCGCCCGCACATGTGGGTGGTCGACTTGTGGGAGCGTCCGACGGACGGCACCGGCTGGCGGGTGCCGGTCGAGGATGTCGAGCAGTCGCTGCGGGACGCCGCCGGGGGCCTCGGCGCCGTCGAGGTCGGGATGGACCCGTACCGCTGGCAGCGTTCCATGCAGGTACTCGAGAACGACGGGTTGCCGATGGTCGAGTACCCGATGGGCAGCGTCGAGCGCATGGTGAAGGCGTGGAAGTCGTTCTACGACGGGGTGCTTGACCGGGGGTTCAGCCACGACGGCGACCCGAGGTTGGCCCGCCACGTCGAGGCCATGGTGTTGAAGGTTGACGCCAAGGGTGCCCGCCCGACGAAAGATTCGAAGATGTCGACCCGTCACATCGACCTCGGGGTGTGCGCAGTCGCCGGGCTCGACCGGGCGTTCTGGCACATCGAGAACAACGCCGTGCCACAGGACTGGGATGTGCTGATCGTGTGAGGGGGTGTTGCCGGTGGCTGTCGTTCTGATTGTTGCCGGCGCCGCCCTGCTCTCGGCGGCCGCCGCCCTGCTTGCCTCGCCGTTCGGGTGGCCGGTCGCCGTTGGCGCTGCCTGCCTCGTCGCCGGCGTGCTTGCCATGCTGTTCGGGGTGGACGCCGCCCGGGACGTTCCCCTCGAGGTTGAGGCAACCGAGACCGGTAGCGGCGAGTGAGCGTCCTGCGTCGGGCGCTGCGCATCCCGCACGAGCAACGATCCACGGGGATTACATGGCTGCCCACCTCTGGGCGC